CCCGATTGCCATCGCCACCGCCGCGACGGCGTCGTAGCCGACGCCGTCGGTGCCGATGGCGTCCCTCGCCGTCTGGGAAGCGCTCACCGCGTCCATCGCCGTCGAGGACGTGCTCACCGCGTCCATCACGAAGGGCGTCTGGGCGTGGAGTTCCATCGTCTCCGCCGAGGCGGCGATGATCTGCATCACCTCCTTGTCGGAGACGACCTGGTTCGTCCAGAGGGTCTCGAGTTCGTCGAAGTCCTGGTAGTCGATGGTGAGGTTGTTCGCGAGCCTGTACGTCTTTCCTGAACCGCCGAGTGGTGAGAGTACCATATCAGATTCGTGTTAGTTCGTGCCGTCTTCGCCGAAGAACGAGCGCTCCTGCTGCGCGAACACGATCGTCCCCGCGGGCAGGTCCGCCGGGATGTCCGCCTTCGAGGCGTACACCGGCACCCGGAGGACGTCCTGGGCGCGCAGCTGCTCGGGCGTCGCGGTCGACCCGAGATCCCGCTCGTCGACGACGCTGGTGACGCCGGCGCCGTCGGTGTCGAACGTCCAGAGCGGGACCTTCGGGTCGAGGTCCTGGAACGCTGCCTCGAGGCCGACGATCACCGTGTCCGCCGCGTCCCGGTTCGCGTGCTCGTTCTCGCTGTAGACCGCGGAGACATCCCAGCCAGCGAACACCGTCTGGCCGTTCGTCGACGCTGCGAGGTCGACGTCGGTGCTGGTGTCCCTGGCGAGCCAGCCGTCGACGAACGCCTCGCCGGGGTCGATGGTGACCGTCAGGGAGTCCGCGGCGGACGTCTCCGCGAACGCGTTCAGCGCCGCCTCGTCGATGCTGGTCTCGCCGCGGGCGGGCCGCGAGGGCTGCGTCGACGGGACGATCCAGCCGTCGGAGAACTGGCCCCAGGCGGCGCCGGCCTCGAGGTTGTGCGTGAGGCTGCCCTTCGCGCCGGGTTGTGCTCGGTCCATCACTCAGTCCTCACGGGTTGCTGAACGACAGCGACGCGTCGATGGTCGCCGTCGACTCGTTGTCCTTCTCGATGTCCGAGATCAGGGCGTGGTTCAGCAGGATGTCGCTCCCGCCAGCGTCCGAGGTGACCAGGCCCGCCTCGAGGAGGTTGTAGCCGTTCGCCTCCGTCGAGTCCAGGAACGTCGACGTGAACAGCTCGTTCCCGCGGTCGGTCGAGTCGGTCACCGCGACGCGGTACACCTCGGTGGTCAGCTGGGTGTCCCCCGAGGAGGGCGCCGTGTCGCCGGTGCCGACCGCGATGTGACTGGCGGCCTCGTCGACGGCCTGCTCGGTGTGGAGCAGGTCGACGATGAGTTCGTGGAGGCCGGTCGTCGTGACGTTCGAGCTCTCGACGACGCGCTCGGGTTCGACGCTGCGGGCGCGCTCGAGCTTCTCCTGTTTCGAGAGCGAGTCCCAGCTGGGGAAGCGCTCCCGGAGGTCTCCGACGTCGTGGAGACTGATCCGGACGTTGTCGATGCCACTGATCTCTGGTGAAAGCTGTCTGGTGTCGTGCATAATCGAGGATGGTCGGGACGGGTCAGTCCCAGTAGTCTTCGCCCCACGCGCTGCCGTCGTCCCAGGTCGCTTGCTCGACCGCGCCCGTGGTCGTGCCGGTCGCGTCGCTGGCGCTGGTGTCATCGCTGACGACCGCCGACGGCCCCGTCGCGACGGTGTCCGTCGCCTCGGTCTCGTCGACGACCTCCGCGTCGGGGCCGGTCTCGACCGTGTCAGCAGCGACCGTCGGCTCGGTGACGCGGCGGAGCATCCGCAGCACGCCGCCCGCCCGACTCCCCGACTTCAGCCGCTCGACGTCGCTGCGGAGGCCGCGGAGGCGCTTCACCGCCTCCCGGAGTGGGTCGTCGCTCACACTGATCGCGCCTCCTGGAGGGAGAGGTCGGTCGTCAGCATCGTCGCCTCCGCGTCGATCGTCGTGGAGCGCTCGGTGACCAGGTACGACCCGGTGACGGGCGCGCCCTGCCAGTCGCCGGCGGACGTGTCGACGACGTCGCCCGGCTGGAGGCGATGCGCCCGCAGCGACTCGGCCTCGCCGCCCACGCTCCGCGACGGCCGGTTGTGGTGCTCGAGGAACGAGCGTGCGGAGTCACGGACGGCGGCGAACGTCCCGAGGGTGTCGTCCCGGATGCGGTGGTCGCGGCGCCGGAACTCCTGGGCAGCGCCCTCGTCGCGGGCCCGAGTGAGCAGCGGGTACGGGAACTCGGCCTGGAACGTGAGGTTCCCGTTGCTGTCGGTGCCGACGAGGTGGCCGGTGTCGCCGGTCGCCTCGACGATCACCCACGGGTCGTCGCCCGGCGCGAGCGTGTGGTCCGGGAGGAGGAACGTGGTCAGCCCGCCGTGCTCGAGGAACTCCGGACTCAGCCGCTTCGACGCGATGTCGGACTCCGTCGACGCGACGTTCACGGGCGCGCCGTCGCGGTCGGACTGCAGCCGCACCGCGAGCTTGTCCGGGCTCGAGTCGTCGGGCTGCGTCCACACCTGGACGCGGTCGATCTCGGACTTCCGGGTCTGGACCTGCGTCATCACCCGGTCGGTCTGGGTGACGCGCGTCGTCGTGGTCTGGGTGAGCTGCTCGTCGTCGGCGTCGTGCGCGGTGCCGCCGTCGACGCGGACGAGCGTCGAGAGCTCGTCGTCGCTCCCCGAGACGTCGATGCTCCCGCGGAAGTCCTCGGGCGTCAGCGAGTGCTTGACGTCGACGTCATGGAGCTGCTCGAAGACGAGCGCGGTGCCGTCCTGGGCGATGATCGCGCCGGCGACCGGCGCCAGGTCCTCGACGATGACCGTCCGCAGGTCGCGGCCGTTGACGAACGTGTCCGTCTCCCGCTCGACGACGCCGATCTGGGAGCGGTCGAGTTCCGGCGCCTGCTCGCGCAGCAGCGTGTTCACGATGCTGTCGGTGGTGCCGGCGATCTGCTGGTTCTCGAAGTCCTGGAACGCCTGCCGCCAGGAGAGCACCGCCGTCACGAAGTCGCGCGCCCCGATCTCGATGCTGCGGCGGCTGCCGCCCTCGAGGGCGAACGACGGCGGCTTCGCGACCGCCGTCCAGTACGGCGAGAGGGCGTCCTCGCCGGCGAGCTGCAGGTGGAGTTCGAGGCGGTCGCCGGACGTGATGTCGACGTCGTCGTAGACGCCGGTGTGGTTCGGGATCTGGAACGAGCCCTGGTCGATCTCGCCCTGGCCGCGCTCGCTGATCTCGACACCCGAGAGGTCGCTGCCGGGGACGACCGCGTACGGGTCGGCGACGTTCGGCTTGTACATGCGGAGCTCCGCGTTGGCGATTCGTCGAGACATGTTAGACGTCGAGGGCGTCGAGTTCGTTCCGGAGCGCGCGACCAGCAGCGCGGCCCTCCTCGCGGCCACTGGCCTCGATGCGTTCGATCACCACGGTCGTCCCGCCACCGCCGCCGTCGCGTTCGCGGGTGACTTCCGCAGCGGGGACGACCTCCTCGCCTTCGTGGATAATGGCACGCCCGGTCGATTCGACGTGGCCGCCAGTGTCGAGAAGCGGACCTAATCTACGGATCCTCATCGGAACGCCACCATCCTCATCGCCGCCACCACCCCCATCGCCGCCACCGCCGCCCCCTCCAGGTCGTCTGGGCCAATCGATGTCGTCTCCTAACGTTCCGTTAGCTGCTTTCTTGACGATTGTCGGCGGTTCTGGCCAGTCGATATTCACTTCCAGAGCCTTCGTGATCGCATCGGCGACAGCGCTGAAGGCATCACTGAAGAGCGATTTTCCAGTGCCCTCGAGCCAACTCGCGATCGATCCGAAGATGCCCTTGACGTCCCCGATGAGTGTCCCCTCTCCAGTACCAACCAGGTAATCAAGCGCTGTCTTGACACCGCCAATTAGGATCGATATCGCGGCCTTGATCGCCGCGAGCGCGTCGTTCTTCAAGAAGCTCGTGATTCGATTCCACGAGCGCTTGAGGTAGCCGACGATGAGATCCCAGGCCCCATCCCAGTCGCCGCGAATCAACGCCAGCACCACGCGGATCGTCGTCAGGACGGCATCCATCGCCAGGGTGACAATCAACTCAATCGCACCGAAGACCGCCTTGACGATCGTCATGATCTCGTCGCCCCACTTGTCCCATGCAAATTGAATCCTGTTCAGGATGGGTCGAACGACGTTCTTCCAGATGAACGTGACATATTTCTTGATCGCATTGTAGACTGTCTTCCACGTCTTCTGCGCCTCAGAAACGAGCGCACTCCCATGCCGATCCCACAGCTGCATGATCGAGTTGAGTATCGGCTTTAAGACGTTCTTCCAGATGAACGTGACATATTTCTTGATCGCATTGTAGACTGTCTTCCACGTCTTCTGCGCCTCAGAAACGAGCGCACTCCCATGCCGATCCCACAGCTGCATGATCGAGTTGAGTATCGGCTTTAAGACGTTCTTCCAGATGAACGTGACATATTTCTTGATCGCAGTTTTGAGCGTTTTGTAGGCCTTCGTGACAGCCGCGACAATCTCATCCCCATGGGAGTTCCACCATGCAGAGACGTTATCGAGGAAGACACCGATGATCTTCTGAAGACGCCCGACAACCCGCCTCGTGACATCACGAATCCCGAAGAGGTTCACCTTCCACGCGCCAGCGAGCAGCGCGATCGCGGCGATGGCGATCCCGATCGGGCCAGTCAGAACCGCCAGAACTCCACCGACAGCGCCGAGGATCGCCGACATCCCGCCGAGGGCCGATACTGCGGAGGCGGCTGCAACTGCGAAGCCGCCGATCACAGTTGCCACGAGGCCAATTGTCCCGACCATTCCGTCCGATTTGTTGTTCCACTCGCTGAACGCCGAGATGGCACTGTTCACATGCTCAAGGAACTCCGAGGCGACGGGGAGAACGTTCTCCCCGATCTGGATAGCAACGTTCCGAAGCCGATTCTTCGTGACCTGTAATTGGCTGTTGAACGTGCTCGAGGCTGCGTCGTATTCCTCTTGGAGAGACGTCCCATCCTTCATCTGCTGGTTGGCCGTCTCCTGGGCCGACGCCAGCCCCTCCATGTTCTGGCTGAGCGCGGTGAGTGCCTGCTGGGACGTCGTCGACAGCGAAGAGCGGAGATCATCGGACGCGTCGCCGCCTTCGCCCATCGTCTGAGCCATCCGTCTGAACAGTTCCGTGGGGTTCTCAGACCGAATCTGCTCGAACTGCTCGACGTTCACCCCGAGGGCGCCCGCGAGATCCTTGACCTTCTTCGGGTCCTGGATCTCTTGAGCCATCCGACGAAGCCGTGTGCCGGCGCGTTCCGCCGACTCGCTGGCCTCGTTCATCGCGGCGTTGAGCGAGAAGATATCCTCGCTCGAGGCGCCCATCTGCGAGAGCGTCCCCGAACTCCGGAGTGCGGAATCGACGATCTCGCTCGAGGACGTCGCCATCGTGTTCGACATCTCGTTGATGACGTTGCCCATATCGCCGACGCGCTCGATCGGGATGTCCATCAGCGTCGACAGTTTGGCGAAGGACTCGCCGGCCTGTTGAGTCGAGAGGTCTGTCGCGACGGACATCTTCGCGACCGTCTCGGTGAAGTTCTCGATGTTCTCGCTCCCTTCGATCCCGAACCGGCCAGCCTGTGCGGTGATGTTCGCGAGTTCCCTCTGGGCGACGGGCATCCGAGAGGCCATCTCCTGGATCGCATCGCCCATTTCGCGGGCGGTCTCCGGGTCGGTGACCTTCTCGACCTCGACCATCTGCCCCTCGAACGAAGCAGCGGCCGACGTCGCTTTGACGAGCCCGCCGACGGCGAGCGCTCCGAGAGCGGCCCCAGCAATCCCAGCGGCATACCTGACGTTTCCGAGCGCCTTGGTTGCAGTGTCGGTCGCCTCTCGTAGACTCGAGGCGTCGCCACCGATCGCTACTTGGACCTCTTCAGATGCTCCTGTGATTGCCATAGAACGTGGGTTGGGGCGGCTACTCGCCGCTGAAGTCGTCGTTTATCTCGTCGAGAAGTCGATTCCGCTCTGCCTGCTGGCCAGCCTCCAGCTCCTGCTTTTGCGAGGCGACGTTCGACGACGTCTGCCCGCGTTTCTGCTGGCGTTGTTCGTTACGGTAGTTGACGCCCTCAGCGAAGCGGCGGATCTCGCCAGCATGCAACTGTGGGATATCGAAATAGTTGTAGCCGCCTTTCTCGTGGAGTGCGACCTCAACCGCAGCCTGTTCGCTCAGGGACTGTCCTCGTCTTCGCCCGCGGCCTCGAGCGCCTTCTCCATCAGCTGGTCGCCCGCCCCGCCGACTGCCTCGAGAGCCGCCGCGTTCTCTCTCATCTGCTGCTGCTCCACCGCCGAGTGAGCTGTAAACCCCGACGAATTCTTCACCGCCTGGATCAACGCCGAGACGAGATAGTCCGGGACGTTCTCGAGGTCGCCCGAGGAGCCGACGCCTTCGGCGATGAACTCCTCGAAGAACTCTTCGACGCGCTCGTCATCGGCACGGTCGCTGTTGAGGACATCGTCGTAGCGCTCGGCAGCGCCACCAACCAGGGGTTTGACCTTGGCTGCGAGGTCGGTTCCTGGGATCCGTTGCTTCTGCGGGACGAGCTCACCGTTGTCGTCACGACGAACGCCGAAGTCTTCCGGCGCCGCGATCTCGAGATCCTCATCCTCTCCGTCTGCGAATCGTGTTTCTCGTTCGGTCATGCGTTAGTTGGCCTCCAGTTCGATCGCCGGGTCTCCGCTCGCTGCGAACGTTTCGCTGATCGCCGCGGTCGCCTGGCCGGAAGCCTCGCGTTCTCGAGATCCGGGGCTCTCGATCACGGTGTTCTTGAACCGCACGATGCCACCACTGAGTTCGTGTTCGATGTCGTTCTGGGACTTCTGCAGTGACTCCGTCATGGAGTCATGCGAGACGGTCGGGCCGGCGACGTCGGCGTCGACGGTGACCGTTCGGTTCGAGGCGTCCACGGTAGGCGCTCGAGTCGAATGGAGCGACGCTGTCGAGAGGTCGTTTTCGACAGTCCACGAGCCCGAGTTGAGGCGGGGACGGACCGGGGAGCCAACGGGCCGCTCCACACGATCACCGACGAAGTGTTCGAAGGACGTCCCGATCGGATCGGCGTGGGAACCAGCGCCGAGTGCCGGAACGCCACGGTCGCCGTCGACGGGTTGGTCGTCGTCCGAGTACGTCAGTCCGCCGGCGAGCTCACAGATGGTTGTTCCGTTGCCGTCGGTGACCGTGATGTCGCCGGTTGGCTCATCGGAGAGCCAGATAGCATCGGGAGACGCAAATGACTCGGTTGTCGTGACCGCAGTCGTCCCGTCGAGCGAAATCGTCTCTGAGGTCGACGCGTCTTCGCTCTCGATCGTCACGTCCATCGTGTCGCTATCATCGTCGGAGACGATCTCGAACGTCGATGCAGAGCTAAGCTGATGGATGGCGTAGCTCCGGACCTTTCGGGGCCGGAACCCGAGTTCCATCAGAATCGGCTGTTCGCTCGAGGGGTCCAGTGTCGGCTCAACGCTATTCACCTCGGCGCCACGGACGACCGAGTACATACGGATCCCAGCATCGTCGTTGCCGCCGGGGATCTCCGTGCGCTCGACCATCAGCAGCGAGCCGAGCAGCTGGTTGTACTCGTCGCGGAGAATGCCGTATCCGCTGGGGTCGACCGGGTCTCCGTTCGTGTCGACCGGGAAGCGCTGGAGGTCGTAGCCAATGTCGGCGCTCGGCTCCTCCGTGCCGCGGTTGTGATCGACGGCGTCGGCGGTCCCAATCGCGTCCTGCCGGGCGTAGCTGACGCCCGGTTCGGCGGTGAACGATCGGATGACGTCTGAGAAGCGGTTCCACTCGGGGTCTGTCGGGACGCTCATCGGGCCGTCGGGCTCGAGTGCCCATTCGTAGCGGCCGGGAAGCGTCCCGCTCTCTGGCGTGTCGTGTGCTTGTGCTTGAGACATGAGTTACTCCTTTCGTCGGATGGTTTCGTAGTGGTCACACATCGCCGCCGCGACATTCTCTGGCACTTGCGCTGTCCCGGTGTCGTTAAACTCGACGGGATTGTCCATGATGTCGTCATTAAACAGGCGACGTGTGGCAGTGTTCGTATTGTAGATCCACATCGTCAGGGTGTCTCCGTGTGCTTCATCCGGCCGATGACAAACCGTCGGTAGTGCGTCGGCGAGCGCTTCGTGTCGTTGTTCTCGACCGGTGGCTCCGCGTTGACCCACTCGTAGCCGTCCGGGACTGGCGGGCCCTCGTCGGACTCGTCGGCCCCGAACAGCACGCTGTGAGTCTCTCGAGCGAGGGCGTTCGCGACGACGTCCGGATGCGCCCCTTCCGACTGGTAGATGTCCGCGTCGTGCGGCCCGCCCCAGCAGTCGATCTGGACGCTGGTGACGACGTCCTGGATGCCGCCCTTGCCGCCGGCGTCGATGCCGGTCATCTGCGTCTGGCCGCCACCGGGGACGACGGGGTCCTCAGAGACGATCGCCACCTGCGGGTAGTCGTTCGCGCCGTCGTAGGCTGCGAACCGAACACCCTCGACGGTCGTCGGATCCGCCGGGTCGCCGGCCTCGAAGGTGACCGGGATCTCGCTCTCGTCGAAGTGCGTCCGAAGGAACGCGACGAGGTCGGACTTGATGTCTCGTGCCATCGGTCAGTCCTCCACGACGGTCAGCACCGTCACGCCGCCGTCCTCTTCGTGCACGTCGAGTAGACGGTACTCCGCGCCGGTCGGGTGCTCGAGCAGCGTCGGGTAGCCGTCGGCGCTGCCAGCTGGGCGCAGCATCGTTTCGTCGTCGGGGACGGCGCGGATCTCGAGATCGGTCTCGACCTCCGTGCCAGACGAGTCGGTCGCGGTCTGTGGCCGCCCTCGACGCTCGAGGACGCCGAACAGATAAGCGACGTCGTCCGAGTAGCTCGGGGTATCTCGTCCGCCGCCACCGCTGGCGTTCTGGAGCTGGTACTCCTTGCCCTGAGACTGAATCAGCCGTGCGATAGCACCGTGCATCTTAGCTCACCTTTTCGATCCGGATCGATGCGATCAGGTTACCGGTGTCGCGGATGTCCTTTTGATCGGCGATCCGTTTCATCCGGTCCTGAACGGCCAGTGCGGCACAGCGGATGATGTTCTCCTCGTTGCTCAGCGGGATGCCTTGGGATGACGAGATCCGACGGACCTCGGTCGCCGTGTTCGTCTGGACGCGTTCCGCAGCTGGGCGAGCGAACGGTCGGGCTTCCATTTTAGAGGTCCCGTACTCGTGGTGAATAGCATAATCTACCGTCGGCCCCGCGATGTAGGTGGCATCGCCGTCGAAGTCGGTCGTGATCTGATCGAACATGTCGGTCGCAGCGTCGAACCCAGCAAGCGACACGCCCCAGCTCATGAGTTACCCCCGCTCGAGGAGATGTGGCGGTCGGAGTCCCAGATCACCGAGCTCGGCTGCCCGAACTCGTCGCCTGGATCGAGGCTTCGGACACGCTGTCGCAGGTTGTCGATCTCGGCGGTTTCGTACGTCCTGCTCGAGCGTCCAGACGTGACCGACTCGGCCCGCCGGTCGAGACCCTCGGCGATTCGCAGCGCCGTCAGCGTCGCTTCGAAGTCGACGCGGTGATGGGTGTCGTCGAAGGTGACGCTTGGGTCGTCGTCATAGGCGCGGTCGATCTCCCGCTCGATGCGCTTGAGCAGCGAGGAGATCTTCGTGTTCTTAAGAACCGTGTCGGTCTCGACCTTGACCTCGGCGGGCCCGGTTCCTGCGCTCGTTGCCATCGGAAGTTACTCTCTCCGTTCGCTGACAGCGTCTTGGACGCCTTCGCGATCGGCGGCCTCCTTTATCGCCTCGAGGTGGTCGTCGTAGTCGCCGGACTCGATGTCGTCGACGACGTCGTCCATCGGCGTCCGATCGACGAACTCGGCAGCGTCGAACTCGGCTTGGTCCGGATCGTAGGTGACGCCCTCGCGGTCGGGGGCATTGTCGGTCGGCGGGGCTTCAGTCCCAGACTCGCTCTCGGCCTCAGACCCACCGCCGCCATCGGGCCCGTGGCCGCCACGCTCGATGTGGCGGTGCATCGCCAGCAGCTTGTCGGCGACCGCGGGGTCCTCGACGAACGCGTAGCCGTCCTCGTCGAACTCGAGCGGAGACCGATCCCCGAGGATCTGCGAGTTTCGGAGTTCGCCTGCCCCGCCGGACTCGTGTTTGAGGTAGGGCATGGGTGGTTACGTGTCGATCGCGATGTTCGCCGACGGCTGGGTAGCCGCGAAGCCGACCCGCTCGTCGATCTGCCAGACGGTGGACTCGATCGACTCGTCGTAGTAGCTCGAGACGTCGAGTGCGCGTCGAGTCGATTCCCAGCCGAAGTTCGTGGGGTCGACCAGGTAGGCCTCGCCCTCGGAGTAGTTGCCGGTGTTGTCGAGGAAGACCGGGACGTCGCCGGCGACGCCGAGGAACGCCTGCTGGCCGACGAGGTTGCCGCCGGGCAGGATCCCCATCTCGACGACGGAGTCGCCGAGTTCGGACGCCTGCGTGAACTTGTCCATGTTCAGCAGGGCGTTCATGTTCTGGCCGCCGGTGAGCAGCCGCAGCTCGCCCATGTCGAGCTCGTCCTGGAAGGCCCGCTGGCGGGCGAGGGTGATGTCCTCGTACTCGAAGACACCTGCCGTTTCGTTGCCGGCGTCGATCGGGCCGGCGCTGTTGGTGTTGTTCGAGAGGATGTTGTACGCGATCCCGTCGACGCGGGTCTCCTCGGCGCGGACCAGATCCTCCTCCTGGTCCATCGTGATGTCGATGACGTTGTCCTCGACGTCCTCGTCCGGGATGACGATCTCGAGTCCGTACTTCGTGTGGGCGACCTGAACCGTGTCGTAGTCCTTCGTCGCCCGCGGGAACTCGCTTCCCGGCGGGACTTCGGCGACGTCACCGTCGAAGTCGCCGTCGGAGATCGGGAACTCCACCGAGTTGGAGTCGTTGTTGGTGGCGTCGTAGTCCTTGAAGGCGGTACGACTCTGGTACTTCTTGTTGCGGATCTTTTCGACGATCGACCGGACGTCGTCGTCGCTGATGATGTCGGATGCTTTCTGAGCCATGTGTGATCAGGATGAGTCGGCAGGTAGTCGTCGGCGCGTTACAGCAGGACCCACGCGTAGCCAGCCGGTGCGTCCTGGTTGCGCCAGGAGCCGCCAGCGTCCGAGAGGGCGTGGGCGGGCCCGCCTGATACCGTCTCGAGTTCGCCGTCAGCGCCGGTGGTCCCGAAGTCGAGATCGTCGCCCTCGGAGACCGAGCCTTCGACGGCCGCCACGGTGGGGCCGCCGACGTGGACCGGCGCGATGCCGCTGTTCTCGGTAGGTCGGCCTCGAGCCCGCACACCGAGCAGATTCTCGGTATCGGTCCCGGGCTCGATCTCGCCGCCGGTGATGCCGACCGCGTCGCCGGCCTCGGTCGTGTCGCTCGCATCGGAGTAGCCGATGGTACTGGTACTGTCGCCGCCGTTCTGTCCGGGTTCGGATGCCATGTTTAGAGCACCTCCAGCGCGCCGTCGTAGTCGTCGGCATCCGCGAGGTCAGCCGCCTCGTCGCGGAGCGCTTCGACACGTTCGTCGGGCAGCGCGTTGCCGACCGACGAGAGCTTCTCGTCGATCTCCTCGATGCGCTGCTTGTCCCCGTCCGTCGGGCCGCTCGAGCCGCCACCACTGCCACCGGTCGGGCCGCTGCCCGACTCCGGCATCTGGGTGAGCGCCTCGACGTCGAGGTCGCCCTCGTCGGTCTCGAACTCCGCAGCCATCGCGTCGAAGCTCATCGCCTCGACGGTGGCGTCGCGAAGTCCCTTCTCCTCGGTGAGCGCCTCGGCCATCATGCCCTCCACGATGTCGACGCGCTCGCGCATCGCTTCGGCCGTCTCGGCGTCCATGACTTCGGGGTCGTCGACGCCGGAAGCCTCTTCGATGAGGTCTTCGTGTTCGTCTGCCTGTTCCTCGAGTTCGGTGAGCCGATCGCGCACCTCGGCCTCGACGACCGTCGGGTCGTCCTTCTGCCGGGCTGCTGCGACCAGCTCCTGCTCTTTATCTGTTAGATCCATGATTAGTGGGTCGTCTTTGGCCGGGGTGCTCTGGCCGTCGCCGCCGTTGTGGCCGTCATCGCCGCCCGGGTGATCGTTCGCCAGTGCTTCGACATCGACGCCGTAGTGAGCCGACAAGGCCTCCGCGGCCTGGTGCCCGATCGCCGTCGACGGGCCGACGTTGATCTCGTTCGACGGGACGGCACCGTCGGCGACCAGCGCCACGTCTCGAGCGCTCTGGACGTCGGTCACCTCATACAGTGCGTCCGGGTCGCCCTCATCGCCCTCGACGAGTTCGGATTCCCGGATCACGACCGGTGAGATCTGGGCGAGGCCAGTCTCGACCGTTTCCTCGGCCTCCCAGTCGGCGACGAACCCCTCGAAAAGGAGTCCGGTGTCGGGGTCGAACGTCGTCGCCGTGATCTCGCCGACCTTCTCGTCCATCGAGACCGCGCCGGTCAGTGCTGGCCCATCGTCGGTCATCGTGACGCCGACGTGTTGTTCGGGATCCAGCGAGTCGGCCATCGTCAGCGGCTTCCCCTCGAAGACGCCGTCCTCGGCCATCTGCTCGAGGATGTCCGCCGGCCAGCGCGTTCGCTGACCGGTGAGGCCGGTCGTGACGTCGTCGGGCCCGAAGAGCACGCCATGTGCCGGAAGCTGGTTGTCGGTCGGTTCGGCTGCGACGGCAGCGACGCCCGCGCCGTCGCTCAAGATCTCGTAGGTCATGATGTGGGTGTGAAAAGTCCATGCCGGGAGGGCCTCGCCCCGGCGGGGTCATCGGTAGTCGGTCAGTCTCCTGTCCAGACCGTGTGGGTGCATCTACAGTTCGGGTGCTGCGGCAGGTTGCCGTAGGCTTCCGACGCCTCGTAGGGAGCTCCGGCAGCGTAGGCCTGGCACTGCGGGCAGGCGTCGTTCGCCAGCAGGACGTCGACTTTCTTGACGCCGGCTCGCTCCCACTCCTTGAGCCGTCCCCAGTTGTGGGAGTTCATCAGCTCCGTCCGGGAAATCATCGTCGCCCGGTTCATCGCCGCTCGAGGCGTGCCATCCTCGACCTTTCCGAGGACATCCGAGACGCCGCGGGCGATATTGCGAGGTCCGTCACCGCTCGCGAGGCCGTCGGTCAGCTCTCGGCGGACGTCCCTGGCGATGTCGTCGGTCAGCCCACGGAGTTCCTCGAGGTTCCGTGAGTAGAGCTGCTCGAGTTGTTCCTGGTGGACGGGCATTCGCATCGACGCGCCGGCCGCCGCCTCACCGCTGCCGACGTTTAGTGCCCCGAGCTCACGTTGGGCGTCCTCGAGGCCCTTAAGGTAGGACCGTTCGATGTACTGGTTCTCGCCGCCGTACTCGGTGAGGACCTCATTCTCAAGTTGCTTCTCGAGCCAGCGCTGCGCCGCGTCGACCTTCTGCGGGTCAGTAGTGAACTCGAACTGCCGCGTCGTGGGCGCGTCGACGAGCGCCTCAGTCTGCAGTCCGAGTGCGTCGTTCTCAACGATCCCCGTTCGGAGCGCCGAGCGGATGTCTGCCAGCCGCCCCCGGAGCTTCTGGGCGTAGCGCTGCCGGATGGACTTCGTCCGAGACGGTTCGTCCCGGTTCCGGGCCCGCTCGAGGTAGCGCTCGTGGGCCGACGTCTGCTCTGGGACGCCGGCGTCGGCGCTGGCGGCGGCACTCATCAGTCGTCAGCCTCCCCGGCGGCCTCGTCGGGCATGTTGCCGACCATGTCCTGGATGTCCGGGGCCGACTCGTCGACGTCGACCTCGCCGTCGACGAAGACGTCCTCGGGAAGATCCATCGTCGTCTGCAAGAACTGCTCGAGGTCGAGGACGGCGTCGATCGGGACGTTGCCGAGTCCCTCGTTCAGCGCCGTCATGAACTGCTCCATCTTCTCGATCTCGGCGTCGTCCAGCGTCGCGATCGGGTTGTCGCTCTCCTTCGGCGCGATCTTTACCTCGAGGCCGGACGGCTCCAGCTTGGGATGGCGCTCGGCGACCGCACGGAACGCTTGGGTCCAGTCGCGTTCGGCGTCGCGACGCTCCTCGACGATCGTGTCCTGATAGGCGTTCTCCTGACGGTCGGAGACGTGGTTAGCGATGCTCTCGCCGAAGGCCGTCGCGTACTTCGGTGCCGGCAGCGGCGCGAGGATATCCGCGACATAGTGTTCGAGTGGGCCGTCGAGTTCGGGGATCGTTGGCTCCCACTGGTCGAGCGTGATCGAGCCGTCGTGGCCGATGATCCCGCCGGCCTCGAGGCCGTCGACGTTGTTGACCCACTCGTCCTGCTCGTCGTTGGTCCACGTCTCGACGATTGTCTCGTTGCTGCCCGGGATCTCGGTGACGTCGGTATCGAACTGGGCTTTCCATACGCCGTAGGCAGTCTTTCGGATAGCCTCGGCGCGGTCCCGCTTGATCTCTCGGTACTCCTCGGCGTCGTCGGCACACGCCTCGAGAGCCGATGTCCCGAAGATCCCCTCTTCGGTCGCGTCGTCGCCGCCGATGTCCGGATCAAGCGTGCGCTTGAGGACATCGTTCTGGGAGAGGAGGACCTCGTCCTCATCCATCCCGCCGTTGCGCTGGCCGACGATCGACTGGTCGTCGAACTGGACGTAGGCCGCGGCCTCGTCCCGCTTTGTGATCTCGTCCTCTTCGGCCGTCTCGGTGTCCTCGGGATCCAGCAGGACGTTCTGGTTGGCGTAGGTCCGCGCGGAGACCGTCTCCGGGCGGATGTGCTTGAAGCCGGTGATCCGGCCGTCGGGTTCGGTGACCTCGTCGTCGGCCTTGAGGTACTCGTTGAGCGTCGTCCCTTTGGTCCACTTCTGGACGATGTCGACCTTCAGGTACGGATAGAACGGCTGGTGTTTCTCGCCGGCGATCACCGCACAGTTCTCGAGGAAGCCACCCTCGGGCGCGAAGTCGGGGACCTCTTGGGCGTCTTCAGGCGCTTCGCCCATGAAGTACGCCTGCGTGGTGTCGTCGTCGGCTTCGATCCGTACGCCGGGCTTGACGACGTCTCGAGTGAACTTGTTGAGGTTCGCCCGGATGATCCCGATCTGGCGGTAGAGGTCGTGGTACTCGTCGATGTCCTCGGGCGGGTTGAGGTCGTCGACGTCGCCGGACTCGATGTGGATGCGGGAGTTCCGCGTGACCGTCTCGATGGTCTGGGTGATGCGTTCGGCGAGCGCCTCGACGCGGCCTTTGATCGGACCTGAAGATGGTGTCGTAGACATGATTATCGAATACTCCCGTTGCTGGGCATCGAGCCCGACTTAAAGCGGATCTGAACCGTGTCCTGGGTCTCGTGAGTGAAGATCGCGTACCGGAGCGCGTCCATGATGTGGTCGTTCTCCTTCTTCGGCTTCTCCGACTCCCGGCCGTCCTTGTACTGGTAGGCGTGGAACTCGTTGATCGTCTCCTGGCAGAGATCGTGGACGCGGAGTTCGTCGCGCTTCGCCGCCACCGCCTTGATGCCCTCTTCGACCGACTTGTCCGACTTCCGAGCGTCGAAGCCGTTCTCGTTCAGCGCCTCGATCGACTTCGGTTCGGCGCTGTCACAGTAGACCGGGCCCGAACCGTAGTCGTCTTCCATCTGCTCGAGCTCGGCAGCGATGTCGTTGTTACCCATCCGCCGGGACTTGCGCTCCTCGACGACGTACCAGCGATCACCGTGGATCAGGATGGCAACGATCGCCGCGTGGTTCGAGAAGCCCCAGTCGACGCCGAAGATCGTCTCGTCCCAGCTGTCCGGGAGGTCCTCGGACTTGCGGATGTGTTCATCGCGATCGAACCAGGGATAGACGAGACCCTCGAACTGCGTGAACGAGCCCTCGACCTCCTGTTCGTAGTAAGAGCCGCTATACTCGTCTTTCAGCCGCTCGATGTAGTCGTCCGGGTTGTGCGGGTTGAGCCAGGACGGGACACCGAAGACGCCACGGACTCGGTCGGACTCACGAATCTCGTAGACGTCGTCGTGGACGATCTCGGCGTCGTCCTCGTAGAAGCGATCGTAGACCCAGTTGAAACCTCGAGGCGTCCCGGTCAGGAACGCGTTCCGGTAGTTTCCGACGCGGAGACGTCCGGAGAGGACTTCCCAAGCGCGCTCTGCCAGTGACGCCGGTTCGTCTATCCCAACCCATGCGAGGTTCGGGCCACGAAGACGGCGGATTTTGCGCTCGTTAGACGCCGTCTGCAAGATGATGCGGGAGCCGCTGGGTGTGTGGACACCGGGCTCTTCGCCACCGGGTCCGACGTAGTCGCAGACCTCGAGGAGACCGAACTCCCGCATCGTCGGGAGGATGGCGTTCTTGATCGTCGGCCAGTCCGGGGCGATGATCGCGCCGAGCTCGCCACGGTTCCAGCGCTCGGCGTTCGCCCAGGCCCGCATGATGAGCGTCGTCGTCTTCCCGGCGCCGAGGCCCGAGATGATGACGTGGTTCGAGGCGTCCGACGAGATCGCGGCGTCGCCCTCGGGCCCAGCGAGGAAGTCCTCCTGGGGAGCAAGCCCGGTGTCCGGGTGGACGTACGGCCGGACCTCTCGAGAGTCCCGTTGCCGGTCGAAGACCGTGTAGCTCGGCTCGGGAAATTCGTCGGTATACGACGTCGTCGATCTGGTAGAGCTCACAGATCAGTCCTTCTCCGATGTGAGGTAGACTTCGACGCTGCCGGAGCCAGCGTCATCGTCATCGTGTTCGCCCCACGACTCGGGGTAGCGATTCTTCAGCACCGAGAGGACCGTCCGGGCATCGCCTTTCTCGCGAGCCATCTCGAGGAGTTCGTCGACGAGCTTCGCCTCGCCGGCACCTCGCGCGCTCGCGACCCTGTCCGCGAAATCCGCGTAGATGCCTTCCTCCTGGTCGTCGGCTTTCTCGAGCCACTCGTAGAACGTCGTCTGGCCGATGCCGTTGCAGCGGCAGGCTGCAGCGACCGACTGGCCGTTCTCGAGCATCGACGCGATCGACTCCTGGCGCTCTTTCGTGAGCTTCGGATCCCGACCGCGGTGGCTGGGTTCGCCCTTGAGGATCGCCTTCGCCGACTTCTCACCGAGCATGTGGACGTCGGCGAGTTCGTCGACGGTCGCACTCTCGACGGCGGCGACGGTTTCGTACCCGGCGTCGCGCAGCTGCTCCGCTATCGCGTCGCCGACGCCGTCGATGCTGATGAGG